GGTATAGATGTAAATCCAAATACCACGCATTCAAAGTATTTATCATGAGAATCTTTTTGATCTCTTAAATAATTACCTCGTACATAGCACTCTATAACTGGAATATTAGCATTTAAATACATATTTAATCCTTAATTTTTTTTATATTAAATTTTTTCCTGTCATAAACTTTCTTATTTTTTATCACAATCTGACGATATCGTCTATCTCTTAAAAATTTTGCAACTTTATTCGATGATGAGTTTCTTGATTGATTTTGAGCCATCAATATTATCTTCTAATTCTGCATTACCTTTCCAGCATTTGTAGGATACAGTTTCTGAGTACTGTCTCTCAGCTTCACGTTTGCCGCGTAAACATAAAGCCATCGAAGGCTGCAAACGAGCCTCCTTAATTTCTCCGTTTACAAACATAAGTAATCCTATTACAGCTTCTATCATTGGGTGTTACCATTTGTATATTTCATTTCTCTATTAGCATCTTTTAACTTTTCAATATCTATTAAAACTTTTTCCATTTGTTTCTGTATAAATTCTATATTAACTTTATTTAACGCCATAGACTCTATGTGTTTATTTAAACGATCGGTAGTTTTGTACAAATCCTCCAACATCATGTACTGCTCAGAATCTGCGGGCAATGAACCCATTTGACCCCGTGGCCATTTTATTCTAAACTCTGTATTTTGCTCAACATCTTGTTCCATTATCTTGATCTTGGTGTCAGCAATATTTAAACGTTCTACCATCTGAAAATAGCCCATAGTGCCGAGTGCTACGATTATAATCAACGAAGCTACTGTTTTCATTGGCATTTGGACAGCTGCTTCTTCTGATATATTTAATGGTTTCTTACTCATTTTCTTTTCTTTCTCCCCATGTAATAATCACCAGGTTCATAATTCCATTTCTTACCATGATGACCCCTAATGTCTGCCCACCACATTCTTAATTTTACTAACCATTTGAAAAATCTAGTTGGTTTTGCCATCACTTAAATTAACTCCCTACTATTGCTGCTGATATACAGCCAGAAAGTATTAATAATAATGACAATAGTATTAAAGAATATTTCATATTTAAGTATTTTTTTCTGTTCCTATTACTTCAAAACAACCAAATTTTATATACATACGATGTTGATTTACATCTGCAGGGCCAATCTCTTTTATTTTTTTAAGAGATTCTGAATAACCTGTAATCATACAATCATATTCGTTATCAAATTGAAAATCATAATGATGTGGAGGTAAGCAAGTATTTGCTACATAAGAGCATAATATAAAAGCTAATCCAAATTTCATCTATAGCCTGGTTCTAAAAACAAAGCAATTAATACTAAAAGTATTATTAATACTCCTGTAAAGTAATAGTTCATAGTTAGTCCTCATATATTATTTTTTAACTAAAGATCCTCCAAAGTATAACCCAATAATTGCTGATACTAAATTGGTATCCAGTGGTGTTATAACTAAACTATTAGATGATAATGTTATCCATTTCATTACTTCTTTTTCTGGTAAAAAGAAAAATGCAGGTTTAAATTCTAAATAACCTACAATTACACTTGTATCTGGGGATAATACAGGCATTAATTTTGGTAGTAATACTATTGCAAAGACAGCGACTAAAGCTATAATTCTTCTAGTCCACTGAAAACCTACATTCTCATATTCTCTAGCGTCTTTAAAACCTTTTTGTTGAACTTCAGCTCTTTGCAAAAGCATTTTTTGTTCTGCTTGTTTTGCTTTAATGCTTTGTGACCATATACTCATTACCCCACCAAGTACAGTGGATCCTAGCATTGTAATCATTTCAAATGGCATTGTTACTCCTTTGTATTTGGTTGATTTGATTCTAGTTCTTTTATTTTTTTATTTGCATTTTCTAGATCCTGTGTTACATGCTCTAGCTTTTGCAGAGTACGTTTGTTTGCACTATCTTTACTTTTACCAGCGTCTTGCAATTCAGCAACCTCTTGCTTTAGTATTCTGACTTGCTCTTTGTACTCTTGGATAATATCCTGATATTCAGGTTTAGACATTTAAATATATATTATAATATTATAGCGCCTAAGACAAAACCTGCAACTGCACAAATGACGCAGTGATAGTGTTTTTCCCATATCTCTTTTACTTTTATTTTTAATTCTTCTATCATTTTTACTCCTTAATTAAATAAACTTATTAATGTTAGTATTGTTGCACCTAAACCTCCAAGTATAACATACAATACTCTGTCTATCTTGCCGTGTAATTTATCTATATCTTCATGCATATGTTTTAGATGATTATTTTTTATACTGCTGACCTCTCTCTTCAACCCTGTAATATATCCGTATAAGGATATAATGTGTTCACTAGTTGTTTTGGGTTGTTTAGCCATTAATTATCTTCAAAGAAAAAACTAGAAAATTGTTTATTTCTAGCTAGTTCTTGATATTCACCTTGTTTATTTTTAAAATATCTTTTATATTCTTGTTGCATAGTATCTACATCATTATCTAAAACAGCCTCTGTAAATTTTGGAAAAGAATCTATGCCACCTTTTACATTAAACTGAATATCTAATAACATTTGTTTTCTTTTTGGGTCTAACTCAGTATATGATGTACCAAGTTTGTTAGTTAATATTTTATTTTTTTCTTCAAGATCTCTTAGTAATATAGTATTAGCTTGATTTTTATTTAAATTATTTATATCATACCCATATACTTTACCACTTTCTATTTCTTCAGCGGTTAATTTATGACCATACCCTATAGTGTCAAGCCCACCTTCAGGTGATTTATGCTTAGTTGCATTTGTGCCAGATAAAAATAATCGTTCATTCTCAGCTTTTTTTATATAGTTTAAAAACCCATCACTATATAACATCATCTTATCTGTTTGTTCTTTTGTTTCCCCTAACATCATAATTAGTACTAATAATATTAAATTAATTTTTATCAAATATTTTTTCTGTTTGCTTTTTAACAGCACCAACTATTCTAGGTACTACCTCACTTAACTCTGCACCTTCTTGATAATTTATATCCATATTTAATGCCTCACTATATGTATCACTTAATTTTTTAAATTTTTTATTTAGTGTTATTAACTTTTTATCTCTTTTTTCTTCGTCAATTGCACCCCTATTAAAGTCAGCATACACAGCTCTTATTTGTTCTTCTATACCTTTTAATCTTCTTCTATATTCAAAACCTTTTATAGTTCTTAATCTACTTATATCTGCCTCTTCAATCTTTACACCTACAGTATTTAAAAATGCTAATAGTTCTGATTCACTCCTTGCTAACACAGATTTATCTGTTCTAGCCTTTTTTATTCTTTCTGTAGAGTATGACCCTGGTATAAAAGGAAAATTAGGTATTAATTTTTTTAATGCAAATTTAGATCTAATAGAAAAATCATCAAACTCAGATATACCTTGACCTTTTATTTTGTCACCTCTAAATAAATCAAAACCTAACATAGGGAAAAGAACTTCTCCAGCTATACCAAAATTCATTTGTAGAGGCTGTGGAACTAAAGGTATTGTTCCAGAATTTAAATCAAATATATCTCCACCTGGTACATACCTAGTTACATTAACATATCTAGCCTTATCTGTAGTAGGAATTTTTATATTTTTATGTGGTAAAAAAGGTAGCCCACCTATTTTACCTTGTAGTTGTTCTGCCATAGCTGCACGTTCTGCATCTGGATCACCTTCACCTAGTATCTCACCTAAGTTATTTAACGTATAACCTAAAACTGCATACTTAGCAAACTTCCAAGGTCGTACTACAGCTGTTTCTGCAAGTATTGGTATAACTCTATATGTATAAGCTAAGAAAGGTGTAGGTAATGATCTTAGTGCATTTATTCCTGGTGCTTGAATATTGTAATCAATAAAAGATTTTCTTGCATCTTGTGCAGCTCTTGCTGCATTATAGCCTTTATTTTTTCTATCCATGTATAGAGCAAGTCTAAATATAGAATCTTCTAAAGCATAATAATCAGATAATTTTTGTAGTCCAAATTTATTTTTTTTAATTAGATCTTTGTATATAAAGTCTGACATATTAGTAGCATTTTCAAAAACATTTTTCTTTGGATCTGTTTTGTAATAAGCTGGTATTACTTTATCTGGATCTAAAAAACCACCTGCTAATTCTTGTTTTACATAGTTACTAGAGAATACTCCAAGATTACTTGCTTCTTCTAATATTTTAACAGACTTACCTTTGCTTTGATCATTAAATGCTTTTACTGCTGCTGGTAGTAAACTAGCACTACCATCAACTAAATCTAATAAAACTAAATTACTAACTATATTGTTTACATGAACAGTAGGGTTCCATGCAGTTTTACTAGCTTTCCAAATTTGATTTAAATTTCTATAAAGTTTAAACGCAGGTTTACTAGGGCCTTCTGCAATTTTATTTATTTGAAAAATATTTTCATATACTTCTCTAGGTATAAATTTACCTGCTAACTCACCATATGTTTTTTGTATAGTGCCTGTTCTTATAGTGCTAGGAACTTCTACTAAATCAAGTTTTAATATTTCTTCAGCTGTAGGTGTGGTTTTAGTAAAAGTTTGTGCAGCTATATCAGCGTAAAATTTATATCTAGGTAAAGTTTGTGCCATTAATCTACCAGTTTCCATGATAGCAAATGCACCATCTTCTATTTCAGTCATACCTAGACGTTCTTGTTTTGTGTATTCCCATCTAGCAGTCAGTAAAGGTTCATCACCTTTACCAGCTTTAATTAAACTTTTTACCGCATCATCTGTTGCTCTTATAGGTTCTTCAAATTTTTTAACTTGCACATTACCAAATAATTCCCAGCCTTTATGTTCGTTTACACGAATAAGTTTACCTGCATCATCTAATTTAAATGCTTTAGTTTTACTATAAGATTTAATCCAATCATTAGGTGTTATAGTTTCAAGCACACCCCTAGCTCTTAATTCAGATCCTATTTTTGATAAATCTTTACCACCATAAGATCTTTTAATATATCTTTCTATATTTCTTAACGCAGTTTCTTCTGTAATTAAACCTGCATCAATATACATTTGTGTTATTCTAGTAATTTGTTTTCTTGCAGTTTTAGCTATCTTTGCTAAATCTTTTGGAACTACATCAAATTTTATATCACCTTCTAATAAGTTATATAATACTTTTCTTTCATCAGTGCTTAATTGATTTGCTCTTTGGAATATTCTAAAAAATTCTAATTCAATTTTATTTCTTAAACCTTGTAAATCTTCTGTCTCTATTTCTTTTACAACTTTGGGAACTTTGTAACCATCAACAAACATTTTAGCTAAATAACTTGCTACACTTAGATCTTCTTCTACAGACATGCCTAGCACTTTAGCTCTTCTTTCTTTTATAAAATCAGGAACTTGAGTTTTCTTAGCTAATTTCACACCACCAAAACCCATCATAAAACCTAAAGCAGCTCTTGAAAATCTTTCAGTCATACCGCCTTTCTGCATATCTTTTGGAATATCTACGCCAAATAAACTTTGATCTTCAGGTAAAGCAAATCCATATAGTGCACCTGCTGCACCTGTACCAAACTCTCCAGCATTAGGCCCTGTACGAAAGTATTGATCGTATTTAGCTCCCATTTTTTTTGTATATGCAGCTTTAACGCCTTCTACACCTTTAACTACTGGTTCTAAAGGTTTTGCAAAACCTCCTAGTATAGTTTTAAAAAATTCTCTAGGGCCTCTTAATATAAAATTTTCATTACTATCTTTATTAGGTAGTAAAGATTTAGGTCTACCATCAACTGTTTCTATTTCTTTAAGTTTAAGTTTTTCTCTAACAATAGCATCTCTTTTACCTACACCTTTTATCTTACCCTTTTTTCTACTTTTCTTTAATGCTTTTTCTGTTCCTACAAATACATCTTCTTCACCAGGTAATGATATAGTTCGTTTTAGTTTATCAGGTAATTTTGCTATATCTTCATCACTAAATTTTTGTTCATCTAATAACTTAGTTACTTTTCTAAGTTTTGCAGCCTCTAAAGTTTTACCTAATAACGGAGATAAGAGAGCACCACCTGCAGCTCCAGCAAATGCTTGTTTAGTTCTTGTATCAAAGTAAAAACTATTTTCATCTACATAACCTAATGCACCTGCAAGTCCACCAGCCACACCTCCAGATAAAGCCATCTTATATAATGTCTTCCCTCTTAGTACAGGTATTAACCAAGTAGCAGGATCTAATATAGCACCACCAAAATAAGCTGCAGCTATTAAGCCACCACCTTCACCTTGTAATGCTGCATTTAGTTTAGCTTGTTGTGTTTTTAAATCATCATCCATGAAGAATACTTTTTCACCACCAGCAAATTGTGTAACTCCACGAATAGTATCTGTAAGACCTAATACAAAAGCATCACCTACACCAAATTCTGTATCTGGATCTGTATATAATTTTGTAAGAGATTTTTCTTTTTCATCTTCAGGTAACAAATCATCAAACAAACCTTTTTCTTTTAATTCATATTTATCATCAGGTGTATCTGATAATTTAAATTCATTCTTTATAGGCACGTCTCTTTCCTCTTCAGGCAAGAGATCATTAAATATATTATTAGTTTTAGGTTGATTTTCAAAATCTCTTTCCTCTTCAGGTAAGAGATCTTTAAATATATTAGCGACCATAATTATATATTAAACTTATCTAAGTCTAATCCCATTGATTGGAGTCTATCTCTAGTTCTTTGTTTTGCTGTATCTATTCTTTTTTCTTTTTCATCATCCGATAAAGATGGGCTATCACTAATCCTAGCTATTATCTCTCTTAACTCATTAAGCACAGTTGATACTGAAACAGCTTTTTCACCTTCTATAGGTCTTTGACTTTTAATATTAATTTTAGCATCTTCCTTAACACCTATTTCACTAGTGTCAGGTTTATCAAATTTTTTACCATCCTGTGGTACAGCTTTAGTATCTTCTGGCACAGCTTTAGTATCTTGTGTAACAACACCTGTTTGAATTGTATCAAATCCTGTAGGAAATCCAGTTATACCTTCTCTTTGTAATTCTTGATCTATATATTTAAGTCTTGCATATTCATACTTACCTTTGTTAAAACCTGCTGCTTCAGCTTCTTCATAACCTTTTAATAATTCATTCATTAAAACAAATTGAGGTGTCTCTTTTGAAAAACTTGTTGTAGGTTGCCTTAAATCATTTACAAAAAATCCTGTGAAAAAATTAGATGCATTGTTTCTTGGCACTCTATGCTCATCAAAATTATATATAGTGCCTCCCCCTTGAATTTCTCTTAGGGATGGTATAGAGGCTTTAGTCATTTGATTAACTCCTACTTCAGCAATATCTTCTCCCTCGTTTGGAAAAAACATTTTAGTCATATTTATAGATCCAAAACCACCTTTAAGATTTTTAAATTGATCTGTTATGAATGCATTATTTTCATCAAATGTTTTAGTTCTTTCTCTTTTTCTTTGTGTTATAGTAGATTCTAATTTAAATTTATCTTCATTACCTAAATTATTTACACTGTCTATAAAATCTTTAGTGCGTGAATCACTTAATGTATAGTTTGCAGCATCTGCATAATTGGCATATACTGGAGATAATTTAGTAGATATAAAATCTATATTAGCACTTCTCTTTTTTTCTTCTGCTATAAAATTAGGTTTATCTACATTAAAGTATTGATTTCTTGCTTGTAAAATAAAATCTCTATTAAGTTCATCTTGTGCTGCAGTATCTGCTACTTTTGCTGAAAGATAACCTGTAGCTATACCTCTAGCTGCTCTTCCAAAATCTATTGCCATTATTTAGTCTCCTCTGGTTTAGCCATTAACCCTTTTTGTTTTACTTCTGCTTTAATATCTTTTGCAACTTTTTCAGCTTCTACATTTAATCTAACAGCCGATCTAATTTCTTTTTTATTTGTAATATCATCCATAGACATTTTAATATCTTCAACACCTGCAATAACACCTATAGTTGCAATCATTTTCATCACAGGTTCTGCAATTATAAAAGCTACATCTGGAGAAAATTTACCTTTTAAAAATCCACCAAATAACACAGTTCTACCTATTGCTTCTACAGGTACACCTGCATCTAGCATAGCTATAATTTGTTCAGCAAACTCTGGCTCTGACATTCTATTCCATAAATGATCAGCAGCACCATCTGATGTTACATATGTTGGTGGGTGTTCCCACGGGTAATTACCTGGCTCATCTGTTAGTGATTGACCTGGTATTGGTGTATCAAATGGGTTACCTATTCCTTCTCCAAATTCATCCATAATATCTCCTTATACGACTCTTCTTTTTCCAATTACTGTTCTTGCAACTTTATATTTATCAGAATAATATTTACCTAATCTTCTATCCCATGCAGCGTACAATGTTTCAGGGTTTACTACGTCTGCATAACCTTTAGCACTGCCTGACATTCCAGGCCTAGTAGGGCCTATCGCAAATTTTGAAAGTCTAGGGGCTGCTACTGCTGTATCTATCAATTGAAACTTACCACCGCCACCTTCTCGTGTAAATAAACTATCTGTTACATCAGTTACTACATCTGTTACACCTGTAGGTATATTTAGTGTTCTTCCTACCCAATTTACTGCCCCCTTAGTTGCTTTTTTTAATATATCTCTAATCATTGTTACTCCTATAAATCAAATCCAAATTTACCAATCAATTGATATAATGCATCTTTAGATGCTTGATCTTGTAACTCAAAAGCTGTAGATCTTTCCATAGCTGCCATAGCTAAATTATGATTTCTATTTTCCATATTCTCTGAAGAAGTATTAACCCAAGATGCTTCATCTCTCCATTGTTGCCATAGTGATGATAGGGCCCAGTTAGATAGGTTTAATATATTTTGAGCATTAGCTTGGTTAGCAGCATTTACTGCAGCTGTGTTAGCTGTATTGATTGCTCTTCTCCAGACTACATTTGATTGGTCTATTTCTTTTTGATTATTAACATTAAATTGTTGTCTTTGATTCTCTAGTGTTGCATTGTATTGATTTAAACTAGCTTCTCTTTTTGCATTAGCTTCGTTTACTGCAATAGTATTTTGTGCATTCAATGCATTAATTTTACTTGTCTCTGCTTCTGCAAATTTATTCATTGCATCTAATCTAGCAGAATTTTGTTCAGATATAGTTGCACTTAGTTTGTCATAAAATTGATTGACTTGATTTTGACTAGATGCATTAAATTGAAATGCAGCATTTGCAGCTGCTTGATCTGATAATAAAAATGTTTGTCTTGTTTGTAGGTTTGCTAAATTAACTTGTTGTTTATTAGACAAATTAGCCATATCCATTTTAAGATATGCTTGTGCATTAGTGATATTTGCTTGCTGATTATTAGACAAGTTTTGAAATATCATCTGCTTATATGTAGCAGCATCAGCTGCAGCTATTGGTATAGCAGATTGCATGATACCTTCTGCTAATGCTTCAGCAGCCATTGAACTTGCACTTAAACCTCTATTGGCCATTGCAGCTTCAGTAGCTTTTGCAGCACCTCTAGCCCATACTGGTAAAGGATTACCAGATGCTAAAGCTGTTGATACTTCATTTTGTAAAGTTTCTAATTGACCTTTTACTGTAGCATCAGATGTAATAGCACCAGTTGCAGCAGTCATAGGCTGAGATACAGTGCCAGTTGCAGCAGTTACTGTAGGAATTTGTCCAGCAACTTGTGCAGCTGTCATAGTCTGTGCAGCTTGTGCAGTTGGTGCAGTAGTTGTTGCAGCTGTTAATGCACCTGGAGCAGCTATAGTTGGTGCTGCGGCAGTTGTAGGTACTGCTGCTGCTAAACCTGTTCCTGGTGTTTGCCCCGTTACTGTTACAGCAGCTTGGCCTGGTTGCCCTAATAATTCTGGTGATGCTGCTTGCTGTAGCTGCGGATTAATAGTTGTACCTTTAGGTAAACTAGGTGTACCAGCAGCCAAACTTTCTATTAAACTTACGGCTTTAGCACTACCCGTTTGCTCTGGTTGCGTAGGTGCTACAGTACCCTTTTGTAGTTTTACTTCATCTGGTGTCGCCATTATCTCCCCTGTCTATTGTATTTTTTAAACATTCGTTTTTCTGATTTATTTTTATTTTTCTTATGTACCCTAGGTCTTTTTCTAGGTTTTGGTCTTGGTGTAAAATTTTTAAAATTAACACGAGCCATTACTATTACTATGGTTTAGTTGGCCATGTAGCATTTTTACATTTATCAACAGTATCTTTATCTGCAGGAAAATCTCTAAGCTCCTGTCTGTATGTTTTCATGTCATCTGACATTGTAACATCAGATAAAGCATAGAAATCAGTTTCAGCTAAAAGATTATTTCTTCTAGATCTAAGATCAGCTTGTGCTCTTCCTAAAGCACCAGCTTCCCAAGCAGCTTCTTCA